AAGATCACGACATGCCCTGCTCAACTTGTGGAGAATCTCCATGTGGTTGCGGTATGAGTGAAGGCGAAAGTTGGGACAATGAGCCAGAAACATTTATCCATTCACCAGAAGAAGTTTTTAAAGTTGGTGATGACTTACATAAGGTAAAGAAAAGCCATGCACCAGTTGCTGGCGGCGATAATCCAATGGCATTGGAATCCGTAGAAGATAAACTACGTGGTATGTACTCAGAATATATTGCTGAGCATCATGAAAAAGATGAAGATGGTAACGTCATTGAACACCCAATTAAAAAAGAAGATGACCAGGTAGATGAGGCAATTAGGTTCGTACCTCGCAGTAAAGCTGAAAAATTTGATTTGATGATGAAAAGACGTTCCTCTGAAAAAGAAGAAAGAGCAATTAATACAGAAAAGTCCAAAAGAGATACTGCAAAATCTGCAGGATATGATGCAGTCGTTGCTGGTAAAGACATCGGCGGCATTGCAAAAGAAGAAACGGAAACAAATACGGATATAAACGATATTAGAAAACTAGCAGGTTTAGGTGAAGCCGCAGGCAAGCGTAAAAAGCCTGAAGAAGTAAAAGCACCAGAAAAGAAAGACGACGGTAAAGGAAAAACCTGGGGCGTAATAGCATAGTCAGGCGTAATAATGCTTATTTCCGAAATACTTCTCGAAAAAGCACCTCCGGGTAGAGAGAAGCAAGTTAAGAAGTTAAAAGATAAAATGTGTGGCGGGAAGGACGACTGTCCCGCCGCATACGCTATTTCTTGGTCACAGCATAACAAAAAGAAAAAGAAATAGCCCTCCATAAACCGTTAAATACAGTTATGTCCTCACTTGACGGAAACTTAGTAAAAAAAGCACACACCAAAGAATCATACACAGATGAGCAACTCTTAGAACTTGCTAAATGTGCTGATCCTGACACTGGTCCTGCTTATTTTTTAGAAAACTATTTTTGGATTCAACACCCACGCAGAGGTAGAATACAATACCATGCGTATGAATATCAAAAACGTTTACTGGAAAGTTACCACACTCACAGATTTAGCGTTAACTTGATGCCACGGCAAACAGGTAAAACTACTACTGCGGCAGGATACTTGTTATGGTATACTATGTTTGTTCCAGACAGTACAATACTTGTTGCGGCGCACAAGTATGCCGGTTCACAAGAAATTATGCAACGTATACGATATTCATACGAAGATGTACCTGATTTTATTCGGCCTGGCGTTTACTCATACAATAAAGGTAGCATAGACTTTGATAATGGTAGTAGAATTGTCAGCACAACTACTACAGAAAATACAGGGCGTGGTTTGTCCATCTCACTATTATACTTAGACGAGTTTGCGTTTGTAAAGCCTAACATTGCGAAAGAATTTTGGACATCCATATCTCCAACACTAGCAACTGGTGGTGGCGCTATTATTACCTCAACACCAAACAGTGATGAGGATCAGTTTGCTATGATATGGAGAGAAGCAAATAAAACAATAGACGAACATGGCAACCAAACAGATTTAGGTCGTAATGGATTTTTTGCGTTTAGAGCATATTGGAATGAACATCCAGATCGTGATGAAAAATGGAGACAAGAAGAACTTGGGCGTATTGGCGCAGAACGCTTTGCCCGCGAGCATGAATGTGAGTTTGTTATTAATGACGAGACACTTATTGATTCAAGAGTTTTAGCATCACTACGCCCAAAAGACGTTTTGCAAAACCAAGGACAAGTTAGATGGTATAGCAAACCACAAAAAGGACACAATTATTTAATAGCATTAGATCCAAGTTTAGGAACAGGTGGTGATAACGCCGCCATACAAGTGTTTGAAATACCCACGATGAAACAAGTAGCAGAGTGGATGCATAATAAAACGCCAGTCCAAGGGCAAATAAAAATATTAAGAGATATCACACATTACATTTCAGAAGAAATAGGTGCAAAGAATTTAGACGTTCCACAAATATGGTTTAGTATTGAGAACAATACACTGGGTGAAGCCGCACTTGTGGTTATAGACGACCTAGGCGAGGAACAATTCAATGGTGTATTTCTGTCTGAAACTAAAAAGCACGGAAATGCTAGAAGGTTTAGAAAAGGATTTAATACCACACATAAGTCAAAATTGCTATCTTGTAGTAGATTAAAGAATCTAATCGAAACAGACAAGATAGAGATTCGCAGTAAAAATTTAATATCAGAACTAAAAACATATATAGCGAGAGGGCAAAGTTATGCCGCAAAAGATGGCGAAACAGACGATTTAGTAGCCGCAACACTATTAATAATACGAATGAGTTATGAAGTAAGGCAATGGGATACTGGATTATTTGACAGACTAAAAGACGATATAGATTCTGAACAAGATATGCCAATGCCATTTATCATGCTTTAAGTATAAATACTACAATGGAAAATATAGAACAAGTTTCACAAGAACTATTTGATAAACTACGATCAGTGTATTCAACATTGTCGATTGGTGACGCAAGTGCTACGAAAACACTTGAGCCTAAGAACGCACGTTTCTTTGATTTTGTATATGAAGATAAGGACGGAAACGAGGCAGGCACAGTTACTATTAGTTTAGTAGATGATAAGTTCAAAGTTTACTATAGTAATGATTTAGTAAACAACTTGGGAGAAAACAAGACAGGTTGGTACAATTTTTTACGTGAAATGAGACAGTTCTCAAAACGTAGAATGATGACATTTGATGTAAGAGATATTAATAAATCCAACTTAGAAAGAAAAGATTTTGAATTTTTACGTAACCAGCAAAAAGAGTTTAAGGATAGTGATATGAACGAGTCAAAAATGTACGGTAGCATTAAAAGTAGTTACCAAGATCTAGGCGAAACAGCAAAGATTATTGTAAGACACAAACGCCCAGTAGATGAAGAAGTAAGGGGATCACGTAGCAGAAACATCAGCAAAATATTTGTTGAAACTTCAAGTGGTGAAAGAACATTACTACCATTTAAAAACTTACTAGGTGCAAGAGCAATTGCTAGACACATTAGTGAAGGTGGCAACTTATATGACGATATTGGTCAACACATTGTTGAAAATGTAAACCGTTTAGGACAGTTAAAAAACTTTGTAGCATACAGTAGACGTAATAACTTAGTAAATGAAAACACATCAGACATTGTAGAAAGTGTGCGTGATGCTTATAACAGTATTAGAAATAACTTAACACGCATGTCAACAGTACGTGGATACGGATCATTTGCTGAAAGTTTTGAAGCAACATCAGAAACATTATCTGAAGATGATTTAGACGAAATGAGAGACTTCTTCACAGTTAAGAAGCAAGACGACGGTGTATTTGAATCACTTCCACTTATTAATAGCATTTACAAAACTGCTATGGAAAACAAAACAAACAAACTAAACCAAGTTAGAGAGTTTATTGAAAGCGGTGATCTAGTACTAGAGAGTTCAGTTGATACAGACCAATTTGCTCGCTCAGTACAACACAGTGATACAAGAGGTTTGGTAAGTGCCGCTCTAGAAGATATTAGCAATCGCATTGTTGATAACGATATTGTTAGAGAGTTTGCACATAAGTTTGCTGGCGCAGAACTTTCCGAATCAGAGGAAAGTACATTAGCAGTACAACTAGCAAAAAAATATGTAAGCGACTTAGGCCGTATTAACGAAGATGAAGAATATGCTCAACGTGTAAGACATACTCGTGCAGTAGAAGGCAAGTCATTCAAAGACGAAACAGATCTTGTGGAAGAGTGGGCAGACGAGATTACACAAGGCTACTAAAATGCTTTTAGAAGAACTTTTTCAAGAAGGCTTTAGCGATCTTAATCTTTTTAAAGGTGATATGGCCGATAGGAAGTTTAAAGAGCCTATATCTAATAAAGACCAGGCCAACGATATGGCAACCAGGGTAAAAGACCAAATAGACAAAGTAGATATGCCGCCAGAACTTCGAGCGCGTATTGATAAGGCTCGAGCCGACGGCAAACCGGAATTGGCTCAGAAAATAGAAGATAATTATTACCACGGCGAAGCCGGCTGGAGCGGACAGACTCCGCACCAACAAGCTATTAACCAGCAAACAGGTGCCTCACAATGGCAAGCTGAAAGAGCCCGGTGGGCTTCGCTGACGCAAGAAGAAAGAGAAGCGGAAATAGCACGGATAAACGCCGAGAACCAGAAGAAGCGAGAAGCTAAGAAAGCCGAAAAAGAAGCTGAGAAAGCCAAAAAAGAAGCTGAGGAAGCCGAAAAAGAAAGAAAGCGATGTGAAAATCCAAATGCATTGCTATGCCCCTAATAAAGAATAAGATTATTTAAAATCCCACGTTACAAATAAACCATAAAATACCCTCTTTTTTACTTGACAAACTAAATACTTTATCATATACTGTATAGTATGTGTTTAGGCACAAAATTTAGGCAAACAACAAGAGGCAAATTATTATGGCAACATTAGCAGAAATACGAGCTAAGCTACAGGCTCAAGAAAACAACGGTAGCAAATCTAGCACTAGCGGTGGTGATAACGCTATATTTCCTTTCTGGAACATTCCAGAACAATCTACAGCAGTATTAAGATTTCTTCCTGATGGTAACGAAAGCAATTCGTTCTTCTGGGTAGAAAGACTTATGATTCGACTTCCATTTAGCGGAATTAAAGGTGACAGTGATTCGAGAAACACCTTTGTACAGGTTCCGTGTATGGAGATGTGGAACGAAACTTGTCCAGTTTTGACTGAGGTTCGCACTTGGTTTAAAGATCCAGCACTAGAAGATATGGGACGTAAATATTGGAAAAAACGTTCTTACATTTTCCAGGGTTTTGTATTAGATAGCCCGCTCGCTGAGGACACAGTTCCAGAGAATCCAGTTCGTAGATTTATTATCGGACCACAAATTTTCCAATTGCTTAAAGCGGCATTGATGGATCCTGAACTAGAGGAACTTCCGACTGATTATACAAGTGGTTTGGACTTCCGTTTGACAAAAACAACCAAAGGTGGATACGCTGATTACTCTACATCTACTTGGGCAAGACGCGAACGCGCACTTGATAAAGCAGAAATGGAAGCAGTATCCCAATATGGTTTGTTTGATCTTAGCAGTTTCCTTCCGAACAAGCCGGATGAAACAGCAGTCAATGTTATTAAAGAAATGTTTGAAGTATCTGTAGACGGTGGACAATATGATCCCGAGGCATTTGGGCAATACTTCCGTCCAGCAGGTATGTACAAACCACAAACAGATTCAACTTCCAGCAAGG